TGTTATCTTCTGTCAGGATTTCATTCAAATACTCATCAACATCTGTATCGCCTAAGGCTGAATACACATCTGTTTTATCTTGCGTATCTGGCATGACCTGTAAAGAATAATATAAGCTCTTTAGCGGAGAATTTAACCATCTAGACATAAATTGTCTGTCAAATTTTACGAGGTCGCTCCACCAATTCATTGAGATAGCGTGTGCCTTCTTGGTTTTATCCATCATGACTTGCCATTCACAATTCAACTCAAAGAAAGTATCCCAACCTACTTCTTGAGCAATCTCACATTTTGGGTGGTACTTATAAGAAGTAACACCAAGAGTTGAGCTGTCTCTGTCAACTTCTCTACTTATAGGTGGAGCTATTTCAGGTGTAGTAGTATAACCCTCTCTATCTACATAGCGATAAGAACAAGTAGCAGTAGGAGCAACAGTAAGAGCTCTGGTCATCTTATGTTCATCAGCCACTCTCGCTGCTCCCTCCATACCGTGCTTAATAGCTAAAGCTATAGCATCAGCCATAGTCACTTCTTCTACACGAACACCTAAATTAGCCCTCCTCATAGCAGAGACAAAATCTTTATAAGATACATTCTCAATAGCTAAAAGATTAGACAGTCCAAGTACACCTAGACCTACCTGATTATCTTTCTTACGATAGATGCCAGATCTATTTACCCCTGTTCTTTTGTAAAGTTCACAAAGGAACTCCATAGATTCAACAAAAGCAGCAGGAATATCACTAACACTATTAACAATTCCCAAGTTCACGTGACTTAAAAGGCAGGTGTCTCTTGATTTAATTAAGATTTCTTGGCACACATTATGATAGATCCTTTCTCCTTCTGAATCGTACTGTTTCTTAACAAGCCAGATATCACCCTTACGGGCTCCCTCCATGATTGCGTTTAATACAGAAGGTTTATTGATTACCTCTGGATCAACGTTAACGCAGCGCTTAAGCCACGGTATGCGAGCACGATCATAATTGATGAACTCAATAATGTCGCTATGATCCCAGTCACAATGGGCAACAATCGCTCCATTGCGATACTGTCCCCCACGTCTGAGGATTTCGTTGAACTTGGAGTAGATCTCCATGAATCCACAAGGACCGCTAGCAACCATTCCGTGCTCGTTCTCAGTTCCTTTTGGTCTGAGGTTTGAGAGGTGGAGGGAGACTCCTGCGCCATAACGAAGTGCTTTAGAAGCAAAGATAAAGGACTGTTCAATAGAGTCTTCAGACTCATCCATTGTGTCGTCAACAACCATGACCGTACACGACACGGGGTAACGTCTAGTCGGATCTTCAAGCCAACTCTCAACCCTCCCAGTCATAGCTAGAGCTGGGTTTGTTTCTGGTTCTCTAAGTTTCATAGGTCGTCGAGGTGAGGCTTCTTGTAGTTTGCACCTTTCTGGACTTTCCCAGAAATGAAGTTGAAGGGTAATTTGGACACGTTTGAGTCATACAATCTTACAAAAGCTTGCTCAACATCAACATCCATCGTGTGTAGCAAACCATAAGTAACCCACAGTACATCTGTGGCCTCCTTAATTATGTCACTACGTTCAAGGTTGTTGTAAGCGTGAATAAGCTCATAGAACTCTTCTTCTATGAATTTTATTTGAAGATCTTGAGCTTCCGCATTTTGATCACAAAAAGCGTCTTCTAATTTAGTAGATTTTTGAGGTAGATCATCAAAAGCTTCCACCATTTCAGGTGTCGCAAGTTGACCAGCGTTCTGCATCCACGTCTTCACTAGTTGGGAGTTCGATGTCCTCATGTTTGGCTTTAAGAATGGATTGGTATAAGGAAGAATCATAAGGTCTAGCCTTACCCTCTTCACGTTTAATTAGGCGGTCAAGATACCACCTAGCTTTCCTTAAATCTTCAGAACCGTTTTTGGTCTGATAACGGGTAACGTACTTGATTACGTTCCCTTCGAGGAAATCGAAAGCATGGCTTTCAATATACTCAATACACTCGATTACGGCTTCGTCATGGCCGTAGTAACGAGGGTTGGTAGGATCGGGGGTTCCCATAGATCAACATCATCAAAGGTGTACTCAGTGTCCCGTAATATACGGGCTAACCGTGCCTGTTTCAAGGCGTGGTCTTCACTGAGTCCTTTCTTCTCATACTGTTTAACTACAGTTCTCCATGCGGAGGTAGGTGTGAATCGTTCCAACGGTATAAGCTTCTCTGCGGTTTTCGGCCCAATAGAAGGGCACCCAGGATAATTGTCGACACTGTCCCCAATGAGACACTGGCGAAAGAAATAGGCATCGGCTTGATCCTCCGTAATTAATTCAATGTCACCTTCACTGTTTAAATGAAAGCCAGGAATCTGATTTAGATCCTTATCACCTGACCAGATAATGGGAGTTTTGTCAACGTGACGGGTCGCCAAAATTCCGAGTACATCATCGGCTTCTAGTTTCCACCAACACTCAGAAGAATAACGTTCTTCAATGCGTCTACGAGACTCCTTGAACCCTACAGGTTTAATCCGGTGTCTAGTAGCTCGTCTATTCCCCTTATAACTAGGATCAATTTTGTTCCTAAAGTTTTCAGGGCTAGTCCAGCAAAGAGTGGTTTGTCTAGCTTTGGTCTGCTGTTTCTTGATGCTTAACAAATCATCAAACAGCATCATCACTTCCCGAACAGGAAGGTGTGTTGTGATTATATCTGGTTGCCATTCTACTTCAACTTCGCAAGCTGTGACTGCTTTAAACAGCAGCATATCGGCGTCGACTAAGAGCCAAGTCATATCCACTTAGTCCCACTCCACCACTTAGTCCCACTTAAAGCCTTAGGAAGCTTTAACTCAGTCTGGCTGACCTTTGGTGGTTGGTCCTTCTCTTTCTTCTTCTTTGCAGTCATCATCCCCGTTTGTATCTGAAGCAATCTTACGGGGTCGTAGTAAGTAGTTCATAGCGTTGGTGACACCTTGGAGATTGTCACCTAGTTTTCCTATACCTGTGTTGCAGTTATGGCAGAGCCAACCTCTATGCTCTGTGGTTTTGTGACAATGATCCCAAGTTAATAACTCGTCTGTCCTACTACAACACTGACAAGCTGTACCTAACTCAGGAGTCGGGTGTTCTCTCTTTAATTTGTTGTACTTTTTAGTAAGTTCGTTAAAACATTTCTTACATTCAGGTCTTCTCCAAGTTCCGTTTCTATGAAACTCAGAGAAAGGTTTTATTTCGCCACAGATTTTACATTTCTTAGTGACACTCGGCCCAATTATTGCCAACCTTATATTCCGATTCGATGCCTATTCTCATCTTAAGCCTATTTCCAGCAATTTTAGAAGCGTTGGTGACTATGGATGATAGTTTTTCTACGCAGTCTTCTCTACAAGCAAACTGAATTTCATCATGAACATGGGCTAAGAAGCACCAATCCCAGTCATATATAAAACCAGCTTCAGTAAGTTCTTCGTAGCAAACATTATACCAAAGCTTACTTATGATTGCCCCAGCACTCTGAAGTAAAAAGTTTAAAGCGCTATGAGGTGACCGTACTTTGATTGGTCTACCATCTATAGCTTTGACAAAGCCATCCTTCTCAGCTTTTGTTGTTACTCTTTTAGTAAGTTCTGCTAAAGCTGGCATATTTTTGTAATACCGTTTCTTTAGCTTCTTACCATCCTGATTAGTGATCTTACCTAACTTTTCTGCACCAGCCCCATAGATTAGGGCGTAGAAAAAAGTCTTGGCATCATCTCTAGTCGGCAAACCTGCGGCCTTTTGATTGGCAGAGTGTACGTCGCCCTCGATGACCTCGTTAGCAAACTTTCCTCCATCAAAGGGCCACAAGTAATGCGCCAGACACCGTGCTTCGATTCCAGAGAGGTCGCAACCCACCTGTTTGGTGGCAGGATAACCCGTCCCTATAACCATCCCTTCGGGACTTCGTAAGGTGGACAAAACGTTAGGACCAAACAGTTTTCTACATTCCGTACCCAAAACTGACCTAACAGCAGGAATTTGAGCAATATTCGGAGAAACGTGGGCTGCTCTCTGAGTAGCACATCCAACCGTAATCACGTTACCATGAATACGACTGTCTTTATCTACTAGTTTTAGCCAAGCATTGTTTCCAGTGCTTAATTGGCTAAGCCTTTTTTGGAGAGTGAGGGAAGATACGAAATCTTCAGCTCCAGGGATCTCCTTGAGAATCGTCTCATCGATCTTGGGTTTACCAGTGTCGGTGAAGACTTCTGCTTTCCATTTCAGATGATTCTCTAAAACCCAAGCAATGTGATCCCTTGAGTTTGGATTCAAAGGAGTCAAGCGACACATAGATGCGCTTTCTACATATCCCCGACTTTTATCGTTTCGCTTAGGAGTGAAGAGCCCTCCGTCAATGAACGGGAACCGTTGTCTCAATCGTTCATCGAGAGTATGAAGTTGTTGGGTGATATCAGCTTCCAACTTCAGCGCCTCACTAACGTCAAAGTGGAACCCAGTATCAACCTGTTTTGAGATGAGAGTGGCAAATTCCATCTCAAGATCGACCGCCTCTTGATAACGGTCGACTTTAGGCCGAAGCCTGTTCCAAAGTTTACACGTCACGTCAACATCGCCAATACATCTTTCACCTATTTCTTCGGTATAGGTAGAAAAATCTTCAAGGTCTGCGTGTTTCTTATTAAAGCCAAGCCTGTATCCATAAGCTTCGAGAGAGTGCCTACCGTATAGCTTCATAGGCATGGTCTCCCACTTCTTCTTAAAATCTATGTCTAATATGTCTGACCAAAACATTCGAGACAAGATTAAGGTATCTATAACTTTTCCTTTAGGTTTGAATCTTGGGTAAAGCTTTTGAATTGCAGGAATATCGTACTGACAAATGTTGTGCCCGATGATAGTTGAGTTTTCTAATATAGGTAGCCACTTCTCTGGATCTGTGTAAAGAACAGTCTCCTCACCGCTGTTAAGAGCACAGCAATGAATCTCTGTAATGTCGTTAATCTTCAGAGCGTTGGTTTCTATGTCGAAGGTTGTCATCAATGTGCACCGTAAGTCCGTTCTTATGGCAGTATTTGACCACGGAAGACAGTCTGGGTCGATTAAAGGAATAAACGCAGTCATTGGCTTTAAAGAATTGAGAAAGGGAACGCTTTGCTTTTTCAGTAGCAGCAAAGGCAGATACTTTAAGAGTGTTTATTTGTCGAAAGTGGACATCAAAAATCGGGTTCAATAAAGTCATCCGTAATCACAGCAGTATCATCTAGCTCCAACATTCGTCCAGTCTTTTCGTAATACTTAACAGTTCCTGCAACCCCCAACCACCCTGTGAAGCGGTTTTTCATGACCCGTAGTTTACATTCAGAGCTGCCATCCTGTTGATCGCGCTCCAATCCTAGAACGATATCTGCTAATTGGCCTATGCTTCCAGATCCGCGAAGACTATTAACGTTTATCTTATGTCCATCCTCAAAACCTCTATCGCCTGTTGGTCTCTTTAAGTGACTAACTACGTGCATACCACACCCTGTCTCTTCTACTAGAGACCTGAGCTTGGTCATCGTCGAATCAATTGCGCGCCTTTCATCTTGATTTTGGTCCATACCTGATACGAGAATCGAAATGTGATCCAGAAAGACCCAATCACAACCCAAAGAAGTAACACAATACCGTATGCGGTTAAGAAGAACGGTAGGGTCAATAGAGCCAAAATGGTCGTAGAGGTAGAGCCTCCCAGTGCCGAGTGTTTCGTTGAAGGCTTTGGTGATTTGTTCATCGGTAAGGTTTCCACGGTCAATGTGAATAGGGTGATTAAGATGAATGCCAACGTATCGTCGCGCACTCCTAAGATTATTCTCTTCCAGGTTAAAGACACAAACTTTTTGTCCCTGTTTAAAGCAGAAGTCGTATATCTGCTCCCCAATCGCGGTGCTCTTACCACTACCTGTCCCTGCACACCACACGACCATTTCTCCTTTTCTAGCGCCCAAGATGTTTTCATTGAGACAAGGAAAAGCGTAGTCAATACTGTCTACCTTAGGGTCTTCTAATACAGGAGTTAGTAAAGTGTTTCCATTAACAATTCCGTCTGGTTCATATTCCTTAGCTTGGTACACCATACTAACTATGGCCTTAGAATCTCCAGCTTGGAGAGCCTCATTAGCATCCTTATAACCAGATATAGTGCCTATCTTTCCAACTCTGGGTGGAAGTAGTTGAACGTCTCTTAAAGCTGCTTTCCTACCGTGATCATCATCGTCATAACAGAAGATAACAGTCTCGAACGTGAGAAGCCATGATAGTTGAGCTCTTACTACTTTGTTACCAGACTCACAACCATTGGGGAGGCTAACAGCAGGCCAATCCCTGACCTGTATATAGGAAAGAGCATCATACTCACCCTCGAAAATAACTAGCAGCTTATTGTTACCACCCCATTTCTCCTGAAAGAGAAACCTATTGTCAGGGTTAGTACCGTGCATTAAGAAGCTCTTACCTTGCTTTCTAATTTTGTAGCCAGTAAGAACTCTTTCGTTGCTATAGATAGGGGCAAAGTAAGCAGGTTCACCACCGTGCTTACCTTTTATGTAGCCAGCTTGTTGATTAGTTTTAGCTTTAATACCTCTAGTAGGTATATCTACATACTCACCTACTATTGGGTCAATCTCTTGCCCCGTTGGTTTAGTTGAAGTCATTGTTGGAAGGGAGGAAGGGTCAGAGAATACTTGAAAATTACAGCCAGGAGTAAAACATTTTTGACTCCCGTTGTCCCAGACGGATAGGTTATCTTTTGAACCACACCACGGGCAAGCTGTATGAATAACAGACATTTAAAAAGCTCCAGGTGGGGATCTCCCTGGAGCCTTTTTGGTAACCCTTTCCTTTACCAACTGAACTATAACAGAGTCCAGCGGTGAGGCAAATGAGGGCCACGACACCAGGGAATATTGTGTTTGTCACACCACATTGCGTAAGTCATTTTGGCTGTCTTACTTAATTTTTGGTGTGGCTTTTGGAAACACATTCTGATGTCTACATCAGGGTGTTGTTCCTTGAAGATACGCAAGAGTCGGCGATCTTCCGCGTCAAAGTAACCCTTCACTTCAATGACTCTTATTGTCCCTTCTTCATTACTAAGAGTGAAGTCAGGAGTATAAGAACGTGGGATCACTACGTCGTACTTTTTAGTTTCGTACTCATACTTGATCCCACATTTGTCAAGATCTTTGGCTACCTCTGATTCAAAGCCCGATCTAAATCCATCTTTAGTACGTTTACCATACTTGTGAAAGCGTCGAGCCATCTACTCTAGAAATCTTCTTCGTCTGATACGTTATCAGATTTCTTAGTAGCTTTCTTCTTAACACTAGGTTTCTTTTGTTTGAAACCATCGGTCTTAGAGAACTCTTTCTCAAGATCCAGTGCACCACTGTCTCTAGCAGCACCAGTAATAGCACTGATGATTTGAACAGCACGTGGTCTAATTCTCATACCACCTGAAGGACTCTTTGGTGAGTAAGGCATAAGAACAGTACTGACTAGTACAGTTGTACCCTCTCGCAATGATAGGTCTTCATCTAGTGGTTCAAGATCACCATCCACTACTGGAAACGGATGCTCTTCATACCTAGGTTTAGCTGTTAAACGAACAGTAATAGATCCATCTTCATTCTCAATCCAAGGTTGATCGAAGAATCTCTTACTGTTTGTTTGCTTTTGATACCAACTACAGCAGCCTTCATAGGCTTCAGAGAGTAGGTTTCTTAATTCTTCTGAGTCTTCAGATGAAACTCTGACTCTTATACGAAAATCTGATGGATCCCCTTTGTAGGTAGGAGGATCAAAGAAATGGGGAACAAAGCCTTCAAGGGCTCCGTAAATTTTTAGCTTGGTGTAAGCCATAGGTAAAAGAAAGAACTTCTAAACAGTAACCAGAAGAACGTAAAGTTTCATACCTGTTATGTGCCACTTGTTATTGTGTCTATTGTTGTAGTGCATTTAAAGGGGTTTTCTTTAAAGTTTTAGTAGTAGTACCTTTAACTCACTACGAAAGTCTTAAGAGTTATACTACTGAATATACTTTCATTACAAACTATGAAATTTGCAATCGCACTAGCTGCCCTGCTAGGTGTAGGCTCAGCTCCTGCCCTTGCTGGTGGTCTTTATACAAACGTAGAATCCAATGCTTCATACACAGGCTCAGACTTTACAACTAGAACAACCGATGTCCATTTGGGATATGAGGGAGACTTAGGCACAGAATCTTTTGACTACTATGTCCAAGGAGGACCAGCCTTTGTTGCTGATGATGGCGTTGATGGTACTACTCAATTCAGTGGCAAGCTAGGAGCTAACGTAGCTGCTTCAGAGAAGCTTGATTTCTATGGTGAGATCTCTCTCCTTACTGCTGATGGTGATGTAGATAACAGCTACGGTACTAAGATTGGGGCTAAGTACAAGTTCTAGTGCCACATTAAGAAGTGGTAGACTATTAGTAGCAACGACTACCAGATCTGATAGCCTCTGCGTACGTTCATCCCCTTTTCGGGACGCAGGCAACCTAACGAGGGAACGGGCGTTAGGAAGTTAAGAGGCTCGACCAATGATTAAACTGGTCTACCGTGGTGTTGTCTATTACAGGCATCACTAAACCAAGAAGGCTCCTTTAATCGGGAGCCTTTCTTATTTGTCTGGTCTCTGTCCCTCATACAGTGATACGTGTCTACCATCTGGACCAACAAAGAAGCAACTGCTATCTTTAATCTTTGGGTATTCTTCTTGAAGGAGGTCTATGAATGCGCCGACCAAAGCTTGACACGTTCCTGCCTCTAATACTGCTTTGTGCAGGTCTGTCTGCGCTTCCGCTACTGAGGAGATTCTTTCAGACTCCTCCATCTCCCATACAATCTCATGTGATTCGTCAGCTTCATCCTCCAAGAACTCCATAGCGTGGAGTGATCTAGTCTCAAGCACCTTGAGTCTGGACATTAAGAGAGGTATGTACTGCCTAGCCACCTGCTTAAGTGGTCCATAGAACTTATCTTTTGCTGTCTTTACTGCCATACTGGGTAAGCATTTCTGCTTTCATTCTATGCTAGTCCACCTGTGGTCGACATACGGTAGCCCACTTGTGGTCGATATGAAATGAGCCCACGCAGCAGCTATTATGATAGTACGTTTGTACTACAGTACATCTGTATTATTGCTATTGATTCTCATTCTCAATAAGAAACATGATTGATGCACTCGCAGTCCTATTAGTAATGCTTATAGGACTTTATTTAATTATTAGATTTTATAATCCTCATGACTAGTACGCCACCACCTCAACACAAACAAAGGTACTACTACATATTTTGGGCAATAGCCACACTCACAGTATTAGGAGGACAGATATTTGTTGCTTGTTCTTATAGAGATTTAGCTCAAGCCTTGAGACAATCCTTATTGACATAAAAAAAGATCCTCAGAAGAGGATCATATATAAGATGAAAGGCATCAAGAAACAAAGAAGTAAACTAAATCTTCTCATGCTCTCTCATTCTGCTCCTCCATCACATCCATATAGTAGGTGATCCATTCATAGACTCGATCATAACCGTTGTCCTCGAATACTTTGAGTGCATCACCTAAGAGACACAGCTCTTGATATCCAAGAACTTGAGAGACAGAGTAAACATCAAGATGAAGGAGTGAACCTCCGTAGATCTCTTCACTGTATCCAATTAGATCTAGATAAAGATTCCAAAGAGTGCAGCTCTCATCACAATTGTCTGCCCATTGATACAGCCTCTCAATAGCAATAAAGCTATTACAAGTATAAGGTTTACCCTCAACAATAACGTCGAGAGTAGCCTTAGTTTCTTTAGATAGCATCGAGATTACCTCCATGTTTTGAGTGTCGTTTGATTAGGTCTGATTCCCTTCTATGTTTCCAGTCATTAGCAAATGATTGGATCTGTTGAGCGATCATCTGATCAGACCAACCAGCTTGAGAGCCAGTTGATTTGATCATATCGATCCCAGTGAGAAAGTCTTTAGAGCTATTCATACAAACACAGTGAAAGGTTGTTCAGGTTTGCACTCTAGTTCACCTCTAACCCATTGATCTAGTGCTACTTCGTACTGATGTTGTTCATCTAGTTCTCTGTAGTAATGATCTTCAATGGCTTTAAAGTGTTGATCCTCGAGGCTTGAGCTGTACTTAGTCATGATAACCACTGTCAAAGTTAGATAGATCAAAGATTGCATCATCTAATGATGACCACCAATCTTGCCAGTCGCTAGGCTCAGACTCGCCAGGCTCTATAAGAAAGAACATTAGACCGTCTTCACCTTCTCTAGTTATTAGTTGAAAGCCAGTGTCTTCTTCTAAACAGCTAGAGAACTTGTTTGCTCTACTAATGGTTAGTTGTGGAAACCAACGTTCAAGGTAGAGCCAAATTGATTTAATCATTTTGGTAAGTGGAAAGGATGAGTGATGTTGAGTCACTCAGTAAAGGCTGATTGCTCAGCCCTTAGAGAGTGCTTCTACTTTTTAAAACTGTTAGAAGTTGCTGCATAAAAGCTTGAGAACTTAGCTAGTGCTGGTTCTGAGGCTATTCGTGCTTGCTTTCCTAACGCTTTAACGTCGATGACTGCTTCAGTGAAGTGTTTGTTATGCTCCTTCACTCTTAGTTTGAAATCAGTTAGATACTGTTTCACTGTTAAGAAGCTTTCAGCAGCCAAGTCACGTTCCTTAAGAGCTTTAGACAGTTGACGACGTA